TCATCCACATCTACTACCAATTTAAAGCCATACTTTGCTTTTACCTGCATAACCTCATGAATAGGCTTTACCTTGTTTTCTTCAAATATGCAGCGATTAATCAGAACGATGTCGTAACCTTCAGCCAATTCCTTTTCATAAAGCGTATCAGAAAAGAAAGCCTTTTCACGTTTAAGAAAAGCTATCGGCAAAAATAGCCTGTGATAACTTACACCGCTGAACCTATCGCCTACTGCCATTATTCGCATGGTACAGGCTTTAAGTTTACCTCAATCGTCTCACCTGATAATATCCTATCAAGAACATCGTCTAACATTTCACGCTGGGCAGGTTCTAATAGGCTGCACTTTTCAGCTATGGCAACATAAGAAAAGACATCGCTTTGCATTTCTTTCCTGAACCCTTCTCGTACCTCATCGCAAAAATGTGGGTAGGTTCTCATGTCCATCAGTATCCATTGCATCTTTTTTGAATACTCCCCGAACTTTGCCGCACCTCGTGAGCCTGCTGATTTTTTATTTGATTCCCTTACGAAATCATCCATGTACTCTATCGCTGCCCGTAGGTGATGGATTGCTGACATTACGCTTCCTTTCATATTTGTTTTGTGTTTTGTGTTCTTTCTAATAGCAATGTCCAAGGCGTAGGCAGTCCCGGCATCCGCTTAACTTTATACCCTAATTCCTTAAAAAATAATACCCATTCTTCAGTTTCAAGGATATGGATATGACCCCACATTTTATCAAACTCCGGGTTTTTGTATGGTGTGCTGCTAAATAATATCAGCCTCGGTTGTACCCTGCTAAAAAAGTATCGTAATTCTTCCTCCGTTAAATGTTCTGCCACCTCAATCATCAGCAGCAAGTCTGTTGTAAATATGCTGTTAACCTGCACAAGGTGCGGAAAGTTTTCGAACATATAAGCCCGATGTTCTGCCCATATCTCATAAGCGAAAACTGGCTTGCCTAATTCATGAAAGGCGTTAGAGTATAATCCCGTGCCTGCACCGAAATCGAAAACGTCAAGGTAAGGTTCTGTAATTGATTCAGCCGTTTTGCGTGCTAATTCCCTGAATGCAGGGTTATCAGCACTTATGCCCATCTCTAACTCTAATTTCAAAAACTCGGCAGGTGTTATTGTCATTGCTTCGGCTTTCTTCCTCGCTTCTTTAATTCAACAGGCTGTGCATTCGGGTCGGGCTGTATCGTATCCAAATCATCCGGGAATACAAAAGTCTTTGCTTTCTCGTTATCAAAATGGTTACTTAACCTAACGAGCATATCAAATACGCAGGAAGAACAATAGTAAGTTAATCCAAAATGTGGGTCAAGATAAGACTGGTAAAGCCTTTCATATTCAGCTAAAACACCATGCGGAATATTACGGGTAAAACCCAGCTTAACTGATTCAAAGTTTATAATATGCTCCTGACAGAAGTCTAATTCCTTTTGTGTCATTTAGTAAAATTAATATTTTGAATAAAGTTTTTTATCGGGTTAACCAATGCCCCAGCAAGACAGGAAACAATTATGTATGTAAGCGCAAAAGACGGCACAAATTGAAAGGCTAACGCTAGCCATGTAGATAAACACATCAAGCAGTTAAATGGTCTAAAATCAATCCTTAAAGCCTTGTGCATCCTTGCCATTTCGATAAAGTAAACGGCTGATAAAATAGCCGCAAATAATATCTGAAGCTGGTGTATAAATTCACTCATTCGGTAGGTTTTAACAAAGTTAGTGTTATTCTTTTATATTAGATTTTATATCGCTCTTTATTTTCTTTCGGGCATCGCTGATGGTTTTGCTTAAACTTCTGTATGGTATTTTAGTACGCCTGCTTAATTCGCTGATATTCTTTAATTCTGCAAATTGTTCCATTACGCTTTTTTCGTACCAATGCAGCCCATCCATTGCCTGTTCTACCCGTGCAAACGCTTCTTCATTGCTTTCTTGCTTATCCTGCATTTCGGTAAAGCCTTCAGGTAGTTCGTCTAAATACCTCCTGTAAACTTTAAAAAAGGTGCTTCTATCTGATTTAATCATGGTAAGCATAGTCCGAACCAAATAGAACTTTAATATCTTTCTATCGTACAAATCAATCAGCCGGGCTGCATCCATTTGGCAAAGCACCATAAACATTTCACTTCGCAGGTCATCTTGTAACTCTACCGGGCGCATCTTACCGATTGCATCACTTATGTCTGCATCCTCATAAAGCCTTGTAATTATTTCATCTCGTCTGTCCAATAGTCCAGCTTTATTTGCTTGTTCACTTGGTGAGCCACTAAACAGATACACCCTGCCTGATTCGCTCTACTCATAAATAGCATTTGCGATTCGCTGAACTTGTCGTTAATTGTTTTGACCTCACAATACACAGCTTTGCCTGTTTGCTTATGGTAGCCTATAATGTCGCTCACGCCTTTTTCCCCGATAAACTTGCGACCGGGAACAGATAAATTATTGTTACGCCATACATAGTAACCCCATCCGTTAAGTACTTCCAAAGCGTGTTTTGTTATCTGTGAAGCTGTAAGGTCTGCCATTGGTTACATTTTAACTGCAAAGCCCTGTGTTATCATTTTTATGTTGATATCCGTTCCGTTTGCTTTTATTACCACAATAGGTCTTCCGTATTTATCAAGTCCCGTGCTGATGATGTCTACCAACTGCCCAACTTGAAGATTCTCCATTAACGCAGCCTTTGATAGTTTACCAGCATCTTCTGACATTTCAGGTGCGTTTATGCCAGCCATTCTGCAATTCGCTGTGTATGATAACCTAAACCCCAAATCTATCGTTAGGTTAACTGTATCACCATCTACAACCCGATTAACAATTGCTTTGTAATTATACATAGCTAAAATTTTAAAAGTTGATACGATGCAAAGGTACTTCCGTTTTTTGTTACCATTTCGGTAATGATTGGCAGCCCTGCTTTCTTTAGGTTGAATATTCTGCTGGCTAACCGTAGGCATCCGAACTTTTCATAAGCTATTACCGCTGTAATCTTCTTTCCTGATTCCAAATGTTTACGAATATGCTCCTGTTGCGTTTTTACTTTTTTCATGTTATAGGTTTTTAAATTCTGTTTCGAGTTCTGATAATTTTGTTTTGTAATTATTCAATACTGTATCTAAAAAAATATCAAATGTTTTTTCATCCAATTTAACTGTCTTACGTTGATAATGTTTAGTTTCACCAGTTAAATAAAAATACTTAAATTCTGTTTCTAACATTTCAACTATGTCTTTTATTTCATGCTCACAATCTTTAATAGCCATGAATAATTCTCTACCTTTTTCCAGTTTTTCTTGTGTCATTTTATTTGTTTTAATCTAACGCAACTGGATAATAAAAAGCTGCATAGTTTATATCTTGCTTTGCTTTCCTCGCCTTTGCCATATCGCTTTCACATTTCTTGCACTTGCTCATATACATATCTCGGCTGGCTTTATTGCGATTAAAAGCCGGATAAGGTAAATACTGCTTGCACCCTGTGCATTCTTTTTCTCCTTCAGGATGTATTACCACAGGCTTTTCAGGTCGTTTGGATTTCTGATATAATTTAGCGCACTCTTTACATTGGCTATTATACCCCGTTTTGCTATAAGCCTTTTTGCAGTATTCCGTTAGTTCTTTAGTCTTCCGGCATTTACTACATACCTTTTTACCACCTACTAAGTTGTAACTTCTTTTTTTCTCGTTTCGGCAATCTTTGCAAATGTAATCATGCCCGTCTTTTTGCAGCTGGTTTTTATTATAATCGGTTAATTCTTTCTGTTGTTTACAGGTTTTGCAGGTTTTTTTAATCTGTGCAGAATCCTGCGTTACATCCTGCACCTCCTCCGAATTCGAAGTCCATCTGTTTTGGGTATGTTTTGATTCTTTCATATGTTTCATTTTCTTTCCATGTGCCTTTGCTTTTCTGCTCAATATCGGCAAACCATTGGTACTTTTCAGGGTGTTGCTCCCAATTCTTGCGTAATTGTTGCGGATGCTTATGAAAGCAACCTATGCAATTAGAGTCTGATGGGAACTTTAAACCGCTATTATTTGCCCATTTTACGATTGTAGGATGGATTATTTTATTGTCAATCAATGGGAAATATCCCTCACGCCACTTGATTGTATCCCACTTATTTTGAGTGCCACGTTTACCCACTACACCCTTAAAACTTGTGGTAAATCTATCGGCTCGTTCCATTTCATCATATCTGTACCCTATCCCCATTCTAACTTTTTCACCAATATTCTTAAACCACCAATCAAATATGGGTCGCATTTTCATCTCTTGGGTGCAGAAACGCCTTAATTTATTTGGTAAGTAATTTCCTGCCTTATTAATGACATTGTCAAATGACTCACCTACAACCCAAATGATTTCAGACCCAAGTATCTGCTCAAGTTCACGCATTACTAATAATGTGGCATCATCTTCAGCGGTTGCGATGAATTCCTTACCTATCTTATCTGATACATATTGAGCCAATTGGAAGTCTTTAGGTGCTGCTTTAGGCTCATTAATTGTCACCAATGAAAATATATTATAGTCGGCAGGATAATACA